GCAAATATAAATAGTTCTCCAGCGCGCGAATCTAAAAGTGTAAAAAAACCATTTGCGCATAAATACATTCGTGTTAGAAGTGGAACTAAAACCAATGAAATACCAAGTTGGTTGGAAAACATTTTTAATAAAAAGTGATATTGAACTTTTTACTCATTAACTTTTTGGCACCATTCATAGATGGAACACTCCAAATGAGCCAACGAGACCAAAACCCTGCAGTTTTTATTCCTGAAGGCTTCCAATTTTCAAGATGTGAATTGGAAACATTCAATAAACCATTTAAAACACGCTTTGGGTTCTTTTCTTTTTTGAGGGACGCTGAGATGTATGGTGAGGCGCCATGTCTGATGAGATATGAACGCATTCTGAGGGGATTTTTGTGGAGGGTGAAATCACTGTATCCCCTAGCACCAAAATCAACTGTATCCCCGTCTTCAAAAATCACACGATATTTCTTTCTGGAATTTGGGCTTTTTATGAGTTTAACTCTCATACCTATTTTATTACAACAATTAATTTTGGAGAGACCTAGCAATCCAACTTTTTTCTGGTGTAAAAGATGTTCTTTTTCTTTTCTTGGGTGATTCTTTTCTTGCTTTTATACTTTCAGATGTATGTGTTCTTTTTTTATTCAAAAACATTTTTATAACATGTCTCTTTTTTTCCATTAAATTTGGAAACTTATTTGTTGCCATTAAAATATTATTAAAATTATTTTTTGATAATGTGACACCTTTTTCTGTAGAATATGATGTAATAAATTTTTTAATTCTTTTTTCACCGTTTTGAAAATTCATCATAGCTTTTTTAAACAATGCTTTTCTATCATTCATATAATATTACAACATTAATTTATAAAAAACCCAGCAGCTATTGAATATACAATTATATATATTAATGAAACAACGAGGGAATATATTTCTCCGAACACAATTCCATAACTTAACACAGACCAAGAATACATATAATTAATGAAAAAAACCACGGGTGTATATTGTCCATTTACTGTCATTCCAACTGCTAGGGATAGTATCATGTGAGCAAATGCTATAAGTGGTAAATGGACGAAATGAGCACACCCCAATAACGCAAAAAAGTGTACAAGTGTTAATCTAGCTAACCATCGCCAAGCTCTTGGTTTAAAAAATAATTCATCTGCTTCTGGGTCGGGTCTGGGTAAGATTGGAACAACTATTTCAACATTCTCATCATAAACATGTGCCAATGCCAAACTGTTATCAGGATGTCTAACATATCTCCATATATCCATAACTTATATTATTCTTACTCCCTTGCTTTTAACTTTCAATGATTTCATAACGACGACAAAGTTCATCCCAAGTTGGAATTCTCAATAAATCTAATAACCAGTTCAACATTTGTTTATACTCAATCTTAATTTTTAAATAAAGGATAATTATTTAAAACTTAAGTCTGTTAAGTGCGCTTAAGTGATTCTCTTTAAACCTGGCTCAGACACCCTGATTTATATAGTGGTTATCAGGGACGGGATTCGAACCCGCGAGGTCAGTGACCAAATCATTCCTCAAGTCACTCTCATACATTAATTTCGTTAAACCTTTAAGCCTCCAAATGTTTTCTACACCTGGCTGTATACATGTCTGTGTCACCCACAAGTATGAGATCTTGGTTTGAAACTGTCCTCACAGTAAATGGACCTAGGGTTCCATCGTTGCACTTGGTGCAGAGTGCTTTGAGTTTTTTCACCGTGTCAGCCATTGGTATGCAATCAAGCATTTCTCCAAATTTTCTTTGTTTGTAATCACCATCTAGACCAGCCATTAAAACATTTTTGTTTTGGAGAAGACATTCTTCTGCAAATGCTTTGAGATTGACAAAGAATTGTGCTTCATCAATTGCAATAACCTCTGCTTCGTGAAAGAGGGGTTCGTTGAGGATTGATAATAATGAATTTGTTTTCAAGCATTTAAATGTGACATTATCATGTGTTTTTAAAACTTCTTCATTTGACCTTGTATCTTGTGAAGAATTAATGACTAATATTTTAGAACCAATTATTTTATATCTTTTTAGTTGTCTTATGAGTTCGGATGTTTTACCCGAAAACATATTACCCATTATTATATCAAGACTCATTTTCCCTCTCTAATTCTATGCTGTTATTTTTAATTTCATCTTCTGGCTGCAGCATTTCTACGACAATATCATAGAGTAAGTTGAGTAAAGCACCCTTATAGACTAGAAACCCGAGAAGTGTTGCGGTGTAATCAAAATCAAGCGCAAATGGAGCATTATTCCAAATAGCTTCAAACATGAAAGTTCCCACTGGAACAAGTAATTCATTTGGAAATGGTGAAGATGTTTCAATATTATCTACTCTTTTTGTTAATGAACTTAAATAAACCACGGATGAAACGGTTCCGAGCATGGCCGAAACTCCTTCTTCTGCTCCTTTACACACAAAGTATCCCGTTGTGAGTGCACACCCATATTGAATAGTATTTTTCCTAATTCCTTTTTTTAGGGAACTATAAGTTTGTGGAGTTTTACAAACTATGTTCATTACAAATTATTTGATTCTCATTTTTAAGTTGTCTATAATAAAAATAAAAAGTACCACTTCCTTTGTTTGGTTTCTGGTGGGGGAGTTGGTGGTTCAATAATGTGTTCTTGTGGAACTTCTCTAACACTTTTATTATCTGCTTCCCCATAGTGTCTATCAAAAAAACATGGATAGTATCGTGTGCTATATACACGATTTTTAAACAATAACTTTCCATTCATATAAGCTGTAATCATATACGACCAAGTTCCAACTCTAATTTTTTTCACCATACCAGGTAATATTTTAACAGTTTGAACATCTTCGTGATCTCCATTTTCAAATTCTAATCCAGCATTTGCATTCATCGCGCCCAAGTTCATACTACGAAGAAAAGTTCCTCTTCTATCCTTAATATCTAATTCAACAAAATACTTACTTTTGTTATATAACTTAATTGTTTTTGATGGGACCCATTTTTGTTTAATTATCCCAGGTTGGGTAGCATATTTCTTGTCTGCATCACGAACAATATCTTTAGCGCAGCACCGACACACCATTTATTGATACATACATTTTTTAATGAGAATGATGATTTTCATTAAAAAGTGTTGTTAAATCTAAACCCTAATTTAGTGATTAATTTGAGAAGGCAACGCCAGCCATACCGTTCTTTATGCGTAAAATATTGTAGTTGACAGCGTATACTCTGTTGTTAATTGTGGAACCATATTGTGGTTGTGAGAATGTCAATTTGGCTGTATCGAGACGAGAGAAGTTAATTGAACCTGTTGGTTGGGATTTGGCGAGGTTGAGACAGAAAGGCCATGTGAAAACTGGTGCGGATTGTAGGCAGTCCGCTGGAAGAGATTGGCAGTGCATCTTTGGAACAACTGTGTGGTGGTATTCTGGTGTGGTTCCTTCAAATAGAGCTGTACCGTTGATGTAGAGAGAAGAATCATTGAAGGTGAAAGCAGTGTCCCAAGATGAGGAGTAATCATCTTGTTTACCAGACACATAGTGGACAGCCTTCACTGGGTGATTGAAGTAAGTCAAGTCAAATTCTGTGTCTAGGTTTGAACTCGCTGGTTGGTGTTGAACTTGTGTAATAAGGATTTCATGTGGTTGTTCTGTGAGGAACTTGCGTTCATCTGTATCCAAGTAAGCATACATGGCATACACCTTTGGTGTAGAACCAACTAGAAGTCCTGGACGACACTTAACTCGGACTTCAACTTCGTGAAACTGTAGGGCAGCCAATGGAAGAGCCTTAGTCCAGTCTTGGGAGAAAAAGAATGGAATCACATAGCTGTCTCCATTACCACCGCTACTTTTTGCGTTTTCTGAAACCTTGTTGGCTGTCACAGTCATGGAAGATTGAGCCTGGGTTTCATTGTACAAAACATTGTGAACACCTTGAACATACAAGGAATCCATGGTGACAACTGGTTGACCTCCGATCATCAAAGTAAATTCAGTTGGTGTTGTGTTAGAACTAAAGAAACCATTGCTGTTTTCTTCAGCTGAAGCAATGGAATCGGCTTCAATCCAAATGTAAGTCAACAAATCACCCTTGGACTTGATTGGAATTGTCACTTCTGAATTCCCTGTGAAAGAACCGATGTAATCAATACGCTCTGGCTTGAGAGAAAAATTTGTATGGCGTTTATAGTTTTGTCTAAAAAATGACACTTGGGGGTCCCCTGTTATATAGGCATCCTGGACCCCCTTGGAAACGAGGCTTATTAAGGCTGACATTTATTAATTCTTTACATTTTATTTTCGCTTAAAAATTTCAATCCAGCTTATATTAAGAATGGTGACATTTCAGGCGCTTACCTGGGAAGCTAGGGATGAAGATGATGTTCATATTATAAGCATCTTTGGTAGAACAGATGATGGGGCGTCTGTATGTGTATCCACAAAATTTGAACCATTTTTCTATGTCAAACTCAAAGAAAACGAGGGGAGAAATGGAGCTCAAGTTTTGTTTAATAAATTGAAAAAGATATGTCCTGGGTGTCTGGAAAGATTTGCTATGTCCCAAGCCACAGATGTTTGGGGTTTTCAAAACGGCAAAAAATCTACTTTCATTAAACTCTTTTTCAAATCTCTCAAATCTTGTAAGTATGTCAATAGTATTTTAAGAAGAGCTCTTCCTGATGAATTCAGACCAAGAAAAGTGTATGAATCAAATCTAGAGCCAATGCTTAGGTTTATGCACTTAACTGGTATAAAATCAACTGGTTGGATTGATGCTTCTCAATCGTGTATTCAAGGTGGATACGCACACACAGATATTGATTTATTTTGTACCGATTGGAAGAAACTCAAGGGTGTAGACAAAGACGATGTAGCACCTTTC